ATCCTTTCCTTGTTATTCGGTTATCCTATAAAATAATCTAATTACTGTCAAGGGGTCAAATGAAATTTATTTTAACGCTAATACTATGTTCTGGTGTATCAGGGGAGTGTTTAAAACCTTTCCAGGCGTCCTCTACGTTTGATAATATGTATGATTGTTTGATGGTGGGATATGAAGCAGCTTCTAAAAAAATTGTTCTTTTGGGACCTGAAGAGGTAAATAAATACTACTATCACGTGAAGTTTTATTGCCAACCGGTACAGCAGATCTAAATCTTTCATTTCATAAAAATTTGCACAGAAATTCTAGGCATCAATGGACTCAAGACAGGGTTTACCTTGTGTGGAATGGGAGCCTTCACAATTACTAAAGAGTTACCAAGGACGGGTATAAAGCTATTACCGCTTGTATCTGTAAACATAAACTCTCCTCCCCATTGTCTGTGCCATTTATGGTTTAAATAATAAGTGGCGCCATATGTCCAGGTATCATCACTATGCCAATTAATTCCTGTTCCTTGTTCCATGTAATGAATTGTAGTAGTTATGTGTTTTAGATCTGGCAATAAACAATAAGGATTAGATTTTAATTCATCTTTTAAAATTTCAAAAGGAGGATATTTACTTACCTCAACTCTTTTAGGCGGTTTCATATTCCTATAAAGAAAACTATTCCAAGAATTTTTAACATCTTTTAAATTTAAATCATTTCTTTCTTTAATAATAGCGTTGTGAATTCCTTTATAAACTTCTTTGTCTAAAAAATTTTGAATCCACCATATCCTACCAGGAATACTAAAGGCTAGTTTCATTTTATTGCGGACGGCCTTGACGATGATAAGGTTTATGTGATCTTTTTGCGTGTTTGTTTAATGATTTTGAATGACGCCTCGGACGTTTACGAGGTTTAGGTCTAGGTGTAAAAGTTGTAAACTTACGTTTAGCCATTTTTTGTATTATTTTTTATCCATTCTTTGTCGCTTTCATTTAATCTTAGGTATCTTATACTACCGTTAACATGCTGTCTAGTATCTGCTCCACAATTTGTGCACCTATAATATTCTGTAACAATAGCAACTAAAATTGTTTCCTCGTTACATGATTCACACATACCTGCAACTGTGTCTATGTTATGAAATACTTTAAATCTATCTTTTGTCATACCTATTTGTGGTATATCTCTTTTTAAACAATAAGTAAATCTTCAGAAAACAATGTGATTATTTTAATTTTATATTCCCTGAGATGGAAACTCTCTCTCCTTTGGTTGTTTTAAATGGATAAACCCAATGAGGCAATCCCGCAGGAAAAATAAACATGTCTCCCACAGAGGGTAAATGCGCATGAGTTTGTAAAAATAATTTATTACGTGGGGACGGCATATTAAAATCAAAAGTTATACAGCCAGGTCCTGGACTAGTAGACACACTAGTTTTACATTCTTTTTCTAAACCCTCTGGTATTTCTGTATAAATTACAAAAGATAAGTCACCATCATGAGTATGTGGAGGATTAAATTCATTTTTCTTTTGACGATTAATCCAACAACTTTCGAGTTCAAACCCATTGGCTAAAGGTTGGCCTCGATATTCATAATAACCTTGTACATAACTATTTAAATAAGGAACTAAAAATTGAAAAACTTTAATTTTATCAAGAACTTTTTGGTTTTCTAAGTGACCCGCTAAATTATTTCCATAGTCTTCTTTACTTTTTAATTTTTTTAATTTGGTTACTTCTTTTGTAGATAAAGAATAACTACACACAAAAGGACCCCAGTGTAAAAATCTATACTCTATTCTTCTTTGGTCTTTCATAATTTAATAATCTGTAATTAAAGTATATCTGGGTTTTTTTAATTTGTCTTTTGGAAAGACAGCGTCATGTAAAATATTACCTTTAAATATCACTATAGAATTTTCATGACCTGGAATTACTATATCGATTTCTCTTAAATATGTGCCTAAACTTGGATTTTCATTTTGCAAATAATAAACACTGGTAATAAACTCACCATGTCGGTGGTAATGTGGGTCTTGTTTTTTATTAATTTTTAAAGCCCAACATTTATGAATACAAGTCTTATTAAATTTTTTCATTACTAGATTTAACTTGTTAAAAAATTTTTTCCAATGACTACCTTTGTTTACAATATGAAGATCGGGTTTAGTTTGCAGCCCTGATTTTAATTTATCTTCATGAACATTGTTTTCAAAATTTAGTTTTACATCTTGCAACATTTTGTGTTGATCTGTTGTTGATAAAAAATTATTAATTATAAGATGTTGTTCATTCACTTCTAATGTCTTTCTATTATACTAAATCTTTTGCCTTTCCTATTACAGGTTTGTATTTTGTTTTACCATCTTGTTTAAAAGCATGCAAGAACTGTGCACGCCTGCCTTCAGGTATCCAGGAGCAATGTATCCACCCCGAGTTGGGTTCTCCAGGCTTGTAGAACTCGAGTATGAGCTGATCTGGCTCGAGATTTTTATATATCCAATCTGCTAATTCAGCGTTGTCTGTTCCCACAACTTCAAAATCCGCCGCCTCCGCACGGGCATGTTGACTGTTGACGGAGCTGCCGATAGCTAAACATAATTTTTCTGATCTAAATCCTGATGTAACTTTAACTCTGCCGAAATGATCACGTACGGGCTGCAAAATATTTTCACACAATGCTTTTAGTTTTTCTATTTGATCTGCATTAGGATTGTTATCAATATCCATACGGATGGCCGTATCACTTTTGATTAATTCCTGGAGGTTAAAATTTCGTGAAAGATTCATTTTTAATTTTTTTTCTGTTATACACTTTTTTACTATTTTTTCTACGTTGATAAAACCTTGCGTCTCTTAAATTTTGTGCAAATTTATTCAGGTAAGATAAGTTTCTTAATGCTTTTGGATCCATCAATATTCTCCTCTAGTTCTGCCATAGATTTTATGCAAGAATATTTAATATTACTATTAATTTTTAAACCACGTTTAGCGACACGAGCCCCTGCCAAACACTCTTTATACCCAGGCTGTATACGTGCTTCCTTTATCTCTCCGTTAACCAACATAATTAAAGCTACCACTACTTCTGTCATTGATGATTACCGTTTTGTCTTACTTTATCTTTTAATTCTTCTACGTCAGTTAATAATTTTTCTAATTGTTTTTGAGTAAATTCTATATTGACTTTGTTAGTCATGTTCTGCTCTTGATTTTTTTGTAATTTTTCTACATCGCTAAACAACGCTTCTAATAACATAAATTGTTCTTGGTCCGTGGGCAGCTGTTCACTTTTCTTGAGAAGGTCAGCTTCAAATAACTCACGTGATGTCTCAAGTGAGGTCAGCCTACCAGTTAATTCTGTGTATGCGATTACGCCAGCCACAACGCCAGCGATTATCATCACCATATTCCTGATGGGCATGCTTACAGATGTGTTTTCACTTATCTTCATTCTATAATTTTATCGCCCATTAATTTAATATCAGGATTATCTTTCTTGTATTGATCTTTTAGATCATCCCAATGACTGCCTTCGGGCTTCTTGTTTTCAGGGATTATTATACCAGAACACTTCGATACTAGCAATGCGAAGTTAGGATTACGAGCAATGGTAGGATTATTGTTGACTTTTCCACACATTTTCATCAACTCTAATTGTTGTTTTAACTGTACATTTTCTGTTTGTATTTCTCTAAATTCTTTTGTGCATGCTGAACCTAAATATTTTCTCCAAGTAAACCTTATTGATTGATCATCACTAAAGTTGTCATAATTAGAAGAAGGGCTGTTGTGCCTGTAATTATAATCGGAATTTCTTTGTTCCACGGAGACATCAAAAGATCCAGTGCTACAAGTATTAGTACCGTCGTTAAGATATTCATTCCTAGGATACGCCGGAGTTGCACACAAAGCTAAGGCTGTCAACATTAAAATAAGAATCCCTGTAAAATAATAATTCATCCTGGCTATCTCCATGCATAACTACCTGTTTAAATCCTTAATATCATAGTCGTGTTCTCTGACTTGATCTGCTAATTGTCTATATAAATTTTCTGCCATCTGCCATGTTGCTTCAGCAGATGACAGTCTTGTATTTAGTTCTGTGATTTTTTTCTCAGCTACTTTTAAATCTCGTTCTAGATTTATAATGTTTTGTTCTGAAGCATTAATAGTATCTGTAAGATTAACAACATAACGGACACCTGTAAATGTCCCCACTAAAACTGAGGCCACAATAGGCACCATTACTATATTTTTCTTTAACAGATCTACTAAGTTCATTGTTTAACACTTTTATTGTTTCTTAGCTGTGTATAAATTTTTAATTTTTCTAAATGGCCAACACATGTGGTGCCAAATATCTTTTAACATTTTTTTCATTTTAAAATAATCCTATAATTATTAATATAATGACGAGTGTAAAAATTCCAAACTGCCAGTTTAATAGGTCTCTTGGATGAAATAAACTCGGGTTCATTACTACGTTATATAACAGACGTAATTGATCATTAATGAAAGACCATATTATCGCTATAATATTTTTTAATTGATCCATAACTCCTCCTTAATCCTTATCTTCGTCTAAATTTTTCAGCTTGTAATCGTAGCTACCTTCTTCATGCTCGTCGGTAATCCACTTTGCTGAATTTTCTACGGAGTATATCTTACTTGTTACAAGTCTGTTAATCAAGTTTTTGTTTGGGTCGACTCCCATAGATGCATCAAACATTTTAAGCCTATTATTGGGCTGTATTGCAAAGTTTCCATCCTCTAATTCTAACACATGACCACATTTATGTTGGTCTGGTTTTTCGGCATAGCCAAAATTTAACTCATTAAAATCACCTGCACACCAATCAATAGTAAATAAATATTTGCCTTTACGTTTTACTTTACGTCTTGAAGTGTATTGCATAGTGGCACCAGCTAACTCATAAAAAGTTGTGACACTTACATTGTAACTAAAACTATCCCACATAACTACTTCATCAAGTGGCAGCTCTTTTACTCCTGGTTTAGTGCAGAACGCAGTGATAGGAGCTCTCCACCATAGGCCACCATCTTCCATTAAGAAATGAAACAGAGGCACTCTATTTGGTATAGAACTAAAACCAAATACTCCTACTTCAAAATATTTATCGTGTGAATCTTTTTGATCTCTTAGATAGTTACCCCTGACATAACACTCTATGACGGGGATGTTTGCATTTAAATAAGCCATAGTTATCCATTAATATCTCCCCAGGTTTTACCTTTTTCGTAGTCAACTTTATTGGGGACTTCTAAAGTAACCGCGTTTTCCATAACATCAACTATTTTTTTTGCGTGAGTTTCGTCTTCAACACTTACACAAAGTTCGTCATGAATTTGTATATGGGCTACTATACCTTCCTTATATAAATCTAACATTGCTTTTTTTGTCATATCCGCAGCGGATCCTTGTATTAATTTATTTAAAGATTTGTAAGTATATGCTCTTCTAATCCCTGGTCCGTGTTCCTGTAATGCTTCTTCATGAGGCAATGCTTTATGCATACCAAATTGATTTGGTTCCCATAAATGAAACCTACACAATCGTCCCAGTAGAGTTCGAATTTGTCCACGCTCCTGGGCACGATTGGAAGCACTGTTCATAAGTTGCTTAACAAAGGGAACTTTAGCGTGGTATTGCTCGAACAATTCTGCTGCTTTATCTTTTGATACACCTAACTCAGCTTGTAATTTTGCTTTACCCATACCATAAAATAATCCAAGGTTAATTACCTTGGCTTGTGATCTAGGTATCTTAGCCATGTCTGCTACGACCTGGTGAAAGTCTGTCGAAGTATCATTTTCATAATTATCAATTACATCATTTACAGAGGGAAATTTGTGTAAAGCAGCATAATGCACTACCAACCTAGGCTCTTGCTGAGAATAGTCAAAACAACCCCATGTATGGCCCTTCTCGGGTATAAATATAGACCTAATCATAGGTCCAAGATCCTTATTTCTGGCAGGAAGTTGCTGTAAATTAGGGTTAGAATAACTAAACCTACCGGTCACAGTTCCGCCTTGATCTGACCTTATTTGATTTATGTCTGCATGAATTCTACCTTTATGCTCGTGTTTAACTATGGTATCTATAAAAGTGGTATGTGCTTTGTTAACCTCTCTGGCTTTGGCTATCATTCTAACAACAGGGTGCTCATGATTCGAAATAAAATTTTTAGTAAAAGAAGGTGCTTGTGATTTTGCAGTTCTTTCATAAGTTAAACCAAGTTTATCAAAAACTTTGGCAACACTTCTTGCAGCCATTAATTGAACCTCTACTCCTGTTTCTTTTTTTATTTGGTGCAGGAGTTCTTTTTCTTGTAATGTTAATTGTTGCTTCAATTTATGAGCTCTTTCAACGTCTACTCTCACACCTAAAAATTTCATATCAACAAGACAAGGAAATAAATCGGTCTCTAATTGAAAAATAGATTCGATATCTTGATGTATTAATTCTTTTTTAAATATTTGCCAAAGTTCTAAAGTAAGTTCAGCATCTTTCTCTGCATAAGATCCAACATACATTGCAGGTAGTTGCCACATATCTGCTTTTGGATCTAAACCTCGAGACTTTGCTTCTTCATTAAGAGCACTTTCATTTTTACCATGCCCTAAATAATCCCAAGATAAACTATTTAAATCAAACCTATATCTGTTTTCATCAATTAAAGACGCTGCAATCATTGTGTCGACTATCTGTCCATTGATTTTTAAACCCATAGATCTAATCCAACACACATCATACATTGCGTTATGAAATATTTTTATAGCATCGGAAAGTAAGATATCTTTAAACCACTCTAAGGTTTTTTTCTTATCCATGTTTGGTCCGGCTCCATGAGCAATTGGAAAATAAAACTTTCTCCCTGGCACGGCAACAGCAATACCTACGACCTCACCGTTACGAATTACGGATCCTGATCCTTTTGATTTTAAATCAGGATCTCTTGTCTCCAAGTCGATTGCAATCTCATCATACTTTCGTAGATCTGGATATTCTTCTGGTTCATTCCATTCTGTCTGTGCTTCGAATAGTGGTATCTTCATATCGATCCTTTTTTAATTTGTAAGATTTTTCTGAACGCTTATCATCTTCGGCTTGTTGTAAACACTCTTGAGCTGCTTTTTGTGATACATTTTCTTTCAACCATTCTGCGTGCAAAATTAAAATATTATTTTTTTGCATCTTTCATTTTTAACATCTCTAATTGACAATAGTGTACGATTTTTTTAAGATCTTCCGCTCCTCCCTTACGTTGGTAACGACAAACATATTTCACAACGTTGCCTTGAAAGAATGAGAGATTATTTTTTGAAATAAATTCATATGGTTGAATTTTAAATTTTGTGTAGTGATTCCCACCGACCTGAGTAAACTGAGGAAATGCTTCTTCAAATATATCTTTATGTGTCATAATTGATAACCCTTTCGTTCTATTTTTGCTCTCATTAAATATAAATTTCTTTTTGCTCTGGTGCAACCTACATACCATACTCTGTGCTCTTCGTCACGCTTTATTATGCTTTTGGTAGTAGCCTCTCTTATTTTTTTAGCATTGTCCAATACTAAAATTACATTTTCACATTCACCACCTTTTGCAGCATGGATAGTTGAAACTTTGATTCGTGCTTCTTCACTTAATTTTTCTCTATAGGATAATAGTAATCTTATATAAATTTTATCCTCTGATAATGCATTGTCAAAACATTCAAACCATTTTAAATCTTTTTTAAGTTCGCGGTTTCCCATATATTCTTTGATGTCTTCTAATTCTGTGTCGGCTATTTTTTCTCCATTTAACCATTTGGTGTGATTGATTATTGCTTTATAAAGTTTGGTGTTGTAACTTTTTTGATGTTTGTTTTCAAAATATAAACCTTTTACTTTTAATAAATTACATATTTCTTTTGATCTAGATATCGTTCTTGTTAAAATTAACCATTTATTTTGATACAAATCAATGTTCTCTAAACTATTGATTTTACTACATAATCCTTCTTCAGCTCTAGGTAAATAATTTTTTGTTGCTCGAAGTCCTTCGATTCGTGCTGTAATGATTTCTGAAATATCTTGAACTGCTTTTGGAATCCTTCTAGATTTAGATAATACTTTTTCTTTGGCTGGCTCTTGTATAAATCTATCCACGTCTGCACCTGCCCAACCGTAGATGGCTTGGTCATCATCTCCTGCTAGATAAATATTTTTTGATTTAAATTTTAATATGTCATAAAGTTTCCATTGTATGGGTGAAAGATCCTGAGCTTCATCAATAAAGACAACATCAAACTCAGGAATTTTTTCAGGATTATTTACAATATCATGAATCATATCAGTGAAGTCCACTAAATTATTTATATCAGGATGTTTGTACTTATTATAATTTGCTTCAATGTGTTTTAGTAAATCGGGTTCTACATCTGTAGAGTGTTCACCTGTGCAATATTCATCCCACACAGGGATATCTTTTTCTTTTGCTTTTAAAATAATTTGAAAGTATTCGTTATCACAAGTTAAGTAAGGCGAAGCGTCTGCATCTTTTTTAGCGTTGACTCTTATACTGAGCTCTTTCCCAAGATCATTGTAATGATAGTCCTGCATAACATTTTCTTCTTTTAAACCTAAACTATGAAAAGCTAAAGAGTGTAATGTTTGAAAATACCTAAGTTGTTTTTTCTTATACTGAGGATTTTTTTTAAGCATTCTATCTCTTGCCTCATTTGCAGCCTTACGCGTAAAAGCAAAGTAACCTATTTTATTAACTGGGGTGCCTACTCTTATGTAGGCCATAGCTCTTCTAATTAATTTTTCAGTTTTTCCTGTCCCTGGAGGGCCATATATTTTTGTGACCTTTGTCATTAAAGAATTTCTTTTTTACTCTTCATTGGTAAGATCTCTATTTCATTTTCTTCTTTGTTAAAATAAGACATAGATATTTTTATACATCTTACAGGGTTATTGGATTTTTTTTCTGAGGCTTTTTTAGGATATCTTTTAGGGTGTCTAAGTTCAGCATCAAAAAAATCCATTAACATTTGTCCGGTTCTGTCAATTTTGGCTTTCCATTCTTTATTTTTTAAAAAATTATAAAAAGGATCGAATACAAAATATGCATAGCCGTCAGTGTCTATTAACGTACTTCCACTTCTAAATGCAGCATCACTTACTGCTGGAACACCATGAATGTAATCTTCTAAATGCTTATGCAATACTTCTTTTGGTGAAGTGCCCGGTGGAGCTTTTTCTGTTTTCATTCCTTGCCATAAGTTGTCTAGTATACCTTGCATATCATCACCTTTGATTCGTGGTGGTGGGATAGGTGTATGTGCTCCAATTAAACGTCTAAGTTTTTCTTGGTCCATGATGTAATTTATATCTCTTGCAATTATTTGTTGTGTAGTTTCACCTTCAATTTTATCGTTGTAATGAACTGTAAATCTAAATTCTGGGTCTGGAGAATAATCTATTTTTATAAGTGCTGATAGTGTTGGAAATTTTTTTACCTTATCAGAAGCTACTCCAAATTTTCGTTTTAAACACTCTGATTTAACACACATACTATTAATAGGTTCCTCTGAACAAGTATGGCCAGCCGTATCTTTTTTATAAGCTTTAATTTTTTGTTTTACTTTTTCATCTCCCCAGATGTTATCATAAACAATATAATTTCTAGCGCCTTCTAAAAGTTTTTCTTCCCAGTTATCCGGGTATTTTTTCTTAGCAAACACCATATAGTTATAAATAAATCTGTCCCTG